GCAAGTTGCTGGAACCAACGGCAACAAGAACCTCCTTCCGTGACAGACGCTGCGCCAGTCACCTGAAGGAGGTTCTTGTTGCCGTTGGTTCCAGCAACTTGCGCTGCTGTGACGTTGGCTCCTGTCGAGTAGACAAAGAAGCGGTCAACACACGGATAGCCTGTTGAGGCCGTAGGAACGGTTGTCCCGGCAGTAACGGTCGCTGAGGTCGCACGCTGGGAAACATACATATTCCCGTTGATGATGCGATTGCGGCCCATCACGGTTGACGGGGTAGCGATGTCGGCTGACAGGGCTGTAATCGACACAACGGCAGTCCCGGACAGGGAGATGGCTGTGTTGGAGTTGCTGGACTTGGTCACGGTACGAGACAGGGTTGTCCCGGAGGCCGTGTAGATACCAGTGCCAATCTCAAAGTTTGAACCGTCCTCAATCAAGTAGCTGACCTGATTACCATCAGCCACGCCGCCATCAGCGAACGTGAGGAAGGTACTCTGGGCAGCGCCAAGCGTGATGGTTCCTGTGCCGGTGGTGGCGGTGGAAACCTTTACGCGGTTGAAGAGGAGGCTGTAAGGCATCACGCAATCCTGATGATGGCGTTGGTGGCGTCAGCGGTCGGGAACACAATGGTGAAGTTGCCTGCTGTCGCAGTCTTGTCGGAGCCAAACGCCAGAACCGCAACCGCCTTGTTCGAGGCAGACGAGTTGTAGATCAAGCAGCCATTGGCCGTGATGGTCACGGTGGAGAACGTCAGATCTGCAAAGTCCGTGAAGGCGGTCGTGCCAGAGGACGTCGGCGTGACGTTTGTGAGGGCGCTACCGCCAGCAACGTAGTTTGTACCGCTAGCCTCATTGGTGGCGCTGTAGGCCGTCGTGGTGGCCCCTAGAGTGGCACTGCTGGTGTACAGAGCCAGCTTGAAGGTGTCGCCGGTCGAGGTGGTGAAGTTGTGGGTGCCCGTCATCAGTTCGACTTTGAAGCTGGTGCAGAGGGCCTGAGAGATAGCCATGGTTTACTCCGTTCTCAGGTGCAAATGCACCTCAAAGGATTGAGACAATATCGGCAGCAGCCGGAAAGCCGGGACGCAGTCTCGCCGCAACAGTGATCCGATCCGACTTCACGGCCTCAGCCATGTAGTGATGGATCAGCTTACGAAGGCTGTCCTGAAACTCGACTGCCTGAGCGCGAATTGCCGGTGGTGCGGTATCAGCCACTGAGATGATGCGCCGGAGAAGAAGCTCCGTAATTTCCTCGACCGAGTGACCACGATTGTTGGTGGTCATAACACTCACGTTCCCCAGAACGGGGATGCCTTCCTGTCCAATCATGGGTTCACCTTCATGCGCTTCGTGCCGTTGCGGAAGCTGTCCTGCTCATCCAGACCTTCACCAAGAAGCTGGAACGTCGAGAGGGCGTCTTTGTAGCGGGCATCGTAGAGCGTGATCAGGTCAGCGTCACCCTTGAGGAAGATGTAGGCTTCTAGGATGCAGGCCGAGAGAAGGATGCTCTCGAAGTTGTCCCCGATCCAAGAGGTTCCGGCGGTGACAATGCTGGTCGGCTTGGCGTGATAGTTAAGCTCCACGCTGTAGCTGGCATCAGGCGTTGGGCCAAAGATAAACGTGGTCTGGTCGAACAGGGCGTAGCACTTGGGCAAGCCACGACCTGAAGCTGCCGTCGAAGGGAACGCCTCACGAATAAAGCTGACCTCACGGGGGACAAGGAACGTGTAGTCGGTCCCGGAGATCACCGCAAAGCTCGCCACCGACAGCATATCGGAAGGCGCGCCCAGATACTGGTTGGCAGAGGTCAGCGCCCCAGTTGAGTTCTTACGCTCAACGGGGGCCTGAATCGACTGGTAGATCCTATCTTCAGCCTGCTGAACGATGACCGGCAGGTTCGCAACGAACACAGGGTCATTGTACTGAAGGTAGTCTTCAACCGCTGAGACAAGCTGAGTATAGGTCAGGGACATGGATTACACTTCACCAATGAACTTCGTGCCACGCTGCGCGATGCCGGTGCCGCGAACCTTGCCGCCAGAAGCCATCTTGGTCATGCCAAGCGGCTTCATCATGTTGGTTGGCTTCGCCCCGCTGGCCTTCGCACGAAGCTGGCCCTTCATGCCATCCTTCTTCATGCTGGCACCAGTGGCCGTGGTAGCGCGGATCTTCTGGCTGCTGACCTTGGTGCCGGGAAGCGGCTTACCAAACGTCATGCCAACAGCGCCACCCTTAGCCATTTTCTTGGCCATACCACCGCAAGCCATGCACTTGCAGCCCTTGTCGTGCATCTCAGCCTTGCCGCCCTTCTTCATGCCAAGTTCGTTGACCCGCTCTTTGTTGCGAATGTCATCGGTCATTTCGGAGCCAACCAGCACCTTGCTCATGCCTGACTTTCTGCCTCGTGGAGAAGTGCCAAGCTGACGTGCGTTTTTGTAATCTTTGCTGCCCGTTTCGCCCTGAGACTTGTTTTCCCCCATAGTAATGGCGGACTGCTTACGGCTTGGTCCCGAAATAGAATTTTTGGGATCTGTCCGGTTTTTAAAGGGCCTGCCCGCGTCATTCATTTTGAAGCTGGGGTAGTCAGGCGCAAGGCCAACAAAACTGTCAAGACGGGCAAGGGCCTTTCCCATTGGGCCAGTTCTTGGATAATCAAACCCCTTCTTTGAGGGTCTTTCATTTTCCCGACCAAGCTGGCGCAGAGCTTGATCGTCGTAGGGGTACGAGAAACCCTCCATGCTGTTGCCGCCACCGGCCATCCGCTTGACCTTGCCGCCCATGGCCATTGCGCTGGGCTTGGGACGCAGAGCGCCCTTCATGCCGTCCTGAGCCGTGGACATGCCACCAGCAGCGTAGCCGCCCATGGCCATCTTGGACATGCCGCCCATCTTCAGGCCCTTCATGCTCTTCTGCTTGTCGTGCTTGGCATCAATCGGAGACTTCTCGTAGGCTTTCTTGGACATGCCGTACTTCTTGGCGAGCTTCTTGTCTTCGGCCATGTCACGGGCCGTGCCTTCAAACGCTTTGACCTTGCCGCCCTTTGCCATCTTGGCCTTGCCACCACGACGCATACCGCCAACGGTTGCGTTCATCTCTCTAGCCGCATCCCGCATTTCTTCGGAAGTCATGGGGTAGACGGGATCTTCGCTCATTCCGCCACCAATAGCAGATGTGCGCTGCTCACCCCGAAGCATTGCCCGGAAAGCATCATCCTTCATTCTGTTGTAGGCAGCATCACGTTCAGCCATGTTGCCTTCGGTGCGCCTGATCTTGGCCTCCATTGCCTTAGCATTGGAGTCTGCACGGGCATTGGCAGAAGCACGAGAGGTTCCGCTACGACCACCGCTCTTGCCACGATTATCCTTGGCGTACTTCTCATCACGAACGGTATCGACTTTGTTGCTGTCAGTGCCGAAGGGGTACAGACCCATTTCGCGCATCTGAGCTTCGCCACCGGAGGTGGGGCCGCCGCGACCGCCGCTTTTGCCGCGATTGTTGTTGCTCGTATCAACGTTATTGCTGTCGGAGCCAAACGGATACAGGCCCATTGCCCGCATCTGATTTTCGCCGCCAGTAACATCGCTGCCGCGAGGACCGCCGCCTGCGCCACGCGGTGTTGCCATGGCCTTGCGAGCAGTTTCCTTGGAGGAGGGGCCGTCAGCCAATTTCGTACTATACTTGGTGCCGCGCCACATGAACTCGTCGGCCTTGTCGCGGCGAGCGTCAGCAAAAGCTTTCTTGAACGCCTTGTCATCGTCTGCAATGACAACATTACCTTCAGCGTATCCGCGCACTTTGCCACCCTCCTTGAGTTTCTGCGACTTCGTCTTGGCAGCAATGCTGCTCTTCTCAAGGCGACCGATGCCACCGGCAGCGCCGCCAGTCATATCCTCATAGGAAGAAGCTGACGCCATGCCACCCTTCTTCATGCCGGGAACGCGACCGCCATACTGAGGCATTGCGCCGCGAGAAAACTGATTGGCGCGTCCATCCATGGAAAAGCCACCGGGACCGGCAGAGCCACCAAAGCCGCCAGCCATCGGCATACGACCGGCTCCGGGGGCCATGTTGGGGTTCATTCCGCCGGGGGCCATGTTGGGAACAGGGCCACCATACTGCGGCATGACGCCGGGAACGCGCTGATTGACAGGAGCGCCGGGCTTGGAACCGCCCGGAGCCATGCGGCCAGAAGGACCGCCAAACGCCATCTTCTTAGGCTTGTTCATCTCTAACTCCCCACCATTACTTCTGCCCAGAACATCCCCTGTTGGGGTGACGGGCGAGGCTACGGGACGCACCCCGGATGGCGTGCGCTGCTCAATGTTCTGGCGGGAAGCCGGAACAGTGTTTGTGACGTTGCCGCCAAATCGGTAGTTGCTCTTGCTCATGTCTGCACCCCGTTGATGTAGACAAATGCGGTGCCGACAAAGCCGGTCATGTCCACTGCATTGTTGCCCACGACACCCGAGATGTTTGTCACTCCCGGATTGGCAAAGGTGTTGACGCCCTCAATCGGCTCCCAGCCAAACAGCGCACGGCTCACGGTCTGCGAGGTATCAGGACGCGGGTTGCGGAGAGCGATGGGGTCAAGGACCGGATACTTACCAAGCTGAAGCTGAGGCTGATCCACATCCAGACAACTTGGGCAAACCCGAAGATCAATCGGACGCTGGTTGTAAATCTGCTTCTTCAGGACGTTCAGCGGGTAGCGTTGAGCGCAGCGGTCGCAAAACCCAAAGGCGCGCTTGCCTACTGCAAACAACGGCATCAGACACTAATCCATGGCACGAAGCGCACTGAGGCGCGGTCGCGATCTTCCGCAGCCGCCAACTCAAACTGCTCTTCATAGATCTGCTTCAGGGAGGGGATGTTTGCCCTCACATCAGCACTGGGGGATTTGAGCGCCACATAATAGGCGAGGCCAGCCACAAGGGCGGGGACGAACCGGAAGGGGACATCCATTGTATTTGCAGCACTGGCTCCAGTGTCCTGCATACGGCGTAGCCGCCAATACACAACACTATAGGCTTGATCTGGCACCGGCCACAAGGTGAATTGCGACTGCTGCTGTGTGGTGCCGCTTGGAACAGACCCGCCAAGACGCTGCACGTAGCACTGTACTGGCCTGCCCTGCGTGGTCTTGTTGGGGATCTGGGCGTAGGTAGAGACGCTGATGCGCTCTAGATTGTAGTCTGTCGGCTGGGTGTTGTTGGTCAGTCGCACGATCTGCTCAATCATATCAATGGTATCGGTGGGCAGCAGATATGTGGCTGTGCCGGGCGTCAGAACCACTGGGGCCATCTGCTCAACGGTCCAGAGGTTAAGCCCGCGATTGGCCCATTCCATTGACAGAAAGTTTAGACTACGGCGTGCTGTACGCATCTGGAAGCCGGTACGCAAGTCCATACCGGCACGCTCAAACGCCTCCTCAGCAAGCTCCTGAATGTCAAAGGTGACGGTGGCAGTGCCGGAGGTTGTCATCAGACCATCCTACCCTTGGTTTTACCCTTGGTTGCCATCCCACATCCACGCACTGCACCACCCTTCTTCAGGCCCTGCATGGGCGGAAGGGGAGAGGTGTTGGTGGGCTGCATGGACATCGTGCTGACGGCGTCTGACACGTCCATCTGCTGACCTGCGGTAACGCCTCCACCGTCAGCCATGTACCCCATGCGCTTGAACTTCTGCTTGAAGTTTGGCATCCCAGAGGATGGCCGGAACTTCTTTAATGCGTCCTTGCTCATCACTTGGACCTTTCAACCAAACGGTCAATCTTCTCTTCAAGGCGGTCAAACCTAGACATCATAAGGCGGGAGTTTTCGCCCAGATCAGTCTTGGTGGCGTAGTCCTTTGCCACCTCAGTCTTGTGTTCAGCGAGGCTCTTC